CTTTTGGTTTACTTAAAGCAGCTCTTGCTGCTGAGACAATAGGAACATATTAATGGCTTTAAAAGATGTAATAAAGAAAGGATCTGGAGCACCTGCACCAGCTGATTTAATTGTAGGGGGTATTGGCGTAGACACCTTAAATAAACGCCTGTACTTTAAAGCAGATGACGGTACGATTGTACCCCATGATGAGAACACACCAGCAGGCAATATAGCCGCTACTACCGTTCAGGGAGCAATCAACGAGCTTGATATTGAAAAAGCGAGTAAAGGTGCAAATGCTGATATTACCTCGCTTACTGCATTAAGCAGCATCAATGGCGGTCAGTTAGCGGGGCTAAGGAATCGGATAATTAATGGTTCGGCTATGATTGGACAGCGAGGAGCGGTGGCATTAACTGCGGCTGCTCAATATGGATCTGATCGCATGCTTATGTGGGTTGGCGGCGGAACAGCGATTACAGGTTCAATTTCCTCTAATAATATGGCTGGCAGCAGTTCAGGGCGAGGGCATTATTTGTCTGGAACATGGACAAATGGTCAGCCAAGCTTTATCCATCGTATAGAGAGCATAAATTGCTATGATTTAAGCGGAAAAACAATAACGATATCTGGTAAATTTCTGCAAAATACTGGCTCAACTCAAAATATTCAAGTTCGTATTGCAAAGCCATCTACTACTGTAGATACATTTAGTGCTACAACTGTAATTCAAGCTTTAACAATATATACATTTTTGGATAATGCTTTAACCTCATTTAGTGCAACTTTTACACTGGGAGCAACAGATGCAGCATTAGGATTGCAGGTAGAAGTTTATTTATCTACATCGGTATCTGTAACATCGAAAAGTTTTGTTTTATGCGACTTACAAGTAGAAAACGGCAGCGTTCCTACCCCTTTTGAAATTCGTCCCTATGGACTCGAATTAAGTCTGTGCCAGCGGTATTACAGCACTAGCTCATCGGTTAGAATGTCTGGATACCACGCTGCAGGATTTGATATTACTCAATATGTCAGCTATCCCGTTCAAATGCGGGTAGCACCCTCAGTAACAGTTAAAATTGCGGGGACATTACTTAATTCAACGGGGCCAGCGTTTATGAACCCTTCACTAGATGGTTATGGGCTTGTGCTTGCTGCTGTAGCAACTGGACACATACAGCTTGCCGATTATGTATTACAACAAGTAGCGGAGCTTTAAATGTATAAATTAACTAATTACAACGCTGTTATTCGATTAATTGACGAAGCCACTATTCCTTTGGATGAAGGTAACACAGACTATCAGCAATACCTCGCATGGCTAGAAGAAGGCAACACCCCAGACCCTGCTGATATTCCACCAGTCATTATTCCAACACTAACGATGAGACAAGCTCGACTTGCACTTTTAGATGCTGGACTACTTGACGAAGTCGAGGTGGCAATAACAACACCAGAGAATCGGATATGGTGGGATTATTCGACGACTGTTGAAAGAAGTCACCCGCTTGTTAATGTGGTGCTGACGGCTCTGGGTAAAACAGCAACAGAGATTGATTCGATGTTTATTGAGGCTAACCTGCTATGAAAGATTTTGCATTAGCACGTTTACATGAAGCTTCTTCTTGGAGAGCGATGATATGGGTGTTAACCAGTTTTGGTTTAGTGGCTTTTAAAGGTGAGCAAGCAGAAGCTATTATTGCATTGGGTATGGCTTTGTCTGGGGCTTGTGGGGTTGTTACTCCTGACAGGCTGTTCAATAAAAAAGTGTAATTTACACCCTGCCGCTATAGAACAGATTGGCTGGGTACATTCCACCTTCGATGGTGGTCAAATAATAGTTGATTGCAAGGTAGAGTCAGATGAATGTAAAAGCGATTGTAATTAGTAATGCTGCTAGATTAATACTAGGCGGTAAGCTTTGGGTAGATGTACGTAAACTGGTGTCGTCTATCAATGGTGACAGTAAACTAACAGGTGCTGAGAAACGAGCTAGTGTTTATCATGATTTACGTGTTATTTTCGGTGACGTTAGTACGGTACTTTTAAACTGCGCTATTGAAATTGCTACACTTTGGGTCAAGACCCTATAACGCATAGTAGACTGTAGGTATCATGGATAAATTAGAAGAGAAAGAACTAGAAGATAGTTACTTGGAGGAATCTGAGGAAGATGATCAACATAAGCCGATGGTTGACTGGAAGAATCCACCGAAAGTAGGTGATCTAAACCAAGACTATATTGATGCTAAACAGGATCATGCTACTCAAGCAGCTAGAATATATCGCTGGTTAGATAACCTTAATGTGACTGGTTCAGCCAAGATAAAGAAGTTACCTGGTAGGAGTAGTCACGTACCTAAGTTGATTCGTAAGCAAGCAGAGTGGCGGTATGCTTCTTTAAGTGAGCCATTCTTAAGTACTGAAGACATCTTCACCGTATCCCCTGTTACCTTTGAAGATAAGAAAGGTGCAGTACAGAATGAGCTTATTTTAAATAACCAGTTCAATACTAAAATATCTAAAGTAAGATTCATTGATGAGTTCGTTAGAACTGTTGTTGATGAAGGTACGGTGATTATCCGTACGGGTTGGAAGTACCGTGAGGAAGTTGAAGAGATTGATGTACCTGTTTATAGCTACGAGCCTACGCAAGATCCACAAGCTTTACAGCTACTTAATAGTGTCAATGAAGCCAGTCAATCTGATCCAGAAGCTTTTGCTAGTGTACCAGAAGAGCTTAAGCAAGCCTTGGCTATTACGTTATCACAAGGTATTCCTGTTGCGCCTATCCTGACAGGCTATAAGAAGGAAAACCAAACCAAGGTGACTGCGAATCATCCGACGGCTGATATATGTAGATTCTTTGATGTAGTCATAGATCCTACTTGTATGGGTGATCTATGCAAAGCTGGCTTTGTCATCTATAGCTTTGAGACTTCAATCTCTGAATTAGAGAAGGATGGTATCTATCATAACTTGGATCGCATTACGGTATCTGATCACTCTCCATTAATGGAGCCTGATTATGTTAGTGACATCAATACTAACTTTAGATTTAAGGATAAACCTAGACAGAAGTTAGTTGTAAAAGAGTACTGGGGTTTCTGGGATATTCACGGTACAGGTATCGTTCAACCTATCGTAGCCTCCTATGTCGGTGATACGATGATTAGGTTGGAAGAGAACCCTTATCCAGATAAAGAGTTACCCTTTATCATTGTGCAATACTTACCTGTTAAGAAAGCAGTCTACGGTGAGCCTGATGGTGAGCTGCTGGAAGAGAACCAGAAGATCATTGGTGCTGTTACTAGAGGTATGCTTGATGTGATGGGTCGAGGTGCTAATGGTCAAACAGGCATAAGAAAGGATGCCTTAGATGTGGTAAACAAACGAAAGTTTGCTAAGGGTGATGACTATGAATTTAATTCTAATGTTGATCCAAGACAAGCTTTTCACATGCACACCTACTCAGAGATTCCTCAGTCTGCTGGAACTATTCTACAGATGCAGAATGCGGAAGCAGAGTCCTTGACAGGCATTAAAGCGTTCTCCAATGGTATTAGTGGATCAGCGTTAGGCAATACTGCTACGGGTATTAGAAGTGCCTTAGATGCGTCATCCAAGCGTGAGCTAGGTATCTTGAGAAGATTGGCTGAAGGCATTACCCAGATGGGTAGAAAGTTCATTAGCATGAATGCGGAGTTCTTATCTGAGGAAGAAGTAGTTAGGGTTTCTAATGCAGAGTTTGTGCCTGTTAGAAGAGATGATCTGGCAGGTAACTTTGATTTGAAGTTAGCTATTTCAACGGCTGAAGAAGATAACCATAAAGCAGAAGAACTGTCTTTCTTGTTACAGACGACTGCACAGACGAGTGATCCTGAAGAAGTTAGAATGATTCGTGCTGAGATTGCTCGATTAAGGAAGATGCCTGACCTGGCTAAACGTATTGAAGAGTATCAACCCCAACGAGATCCGTTAGCGGATAAAGAGGCTGAGTTAAGGATTCAATTACTGGAAGCACAAGTACAGACTGAGATAGCTAAGACGCAAGGTCATGGGGCTACCGCTGCATTGGATCAAGCTAGGGCTATGACTGAGCAAGCCAAGGCAAGACACTATAACAGTGGTTCTGATCTTAAAGACTTGGAGTTTGTAGAGGGCGATACTGGCACTACCCAAGAACGTAAGTTACAACAAGCAGGCGCACAAGCTAGAAGTAATATGGAGTTAGAAATGCTTAAGCATAACTTGAGTAACAATTCTACTGCTCTTAGTAAGTAATAGGTAGTATGTACATACTTTGTATAGAAGTGTATCATACTACTTAGGTCGGCTAAGTTTAGCTGTTAGATAATTTTAATCATCTCAGTAACTTCCAAGTAAGTTACGAGGACACAAGCGAGAATAGTAATGTCACAAATTGAAGAAGTAGAAGTAGGAATAGTACAAGCTAGAGCAATGGTTACTAAAGCAGAAGCTTTAGCTGCTCTGTTTAAAAACAAAGACTTTAGGGATGTTATTACCGAAGGCTACTTAAAAGAAGAAGCCGTTAGACTGGTACTGTTAAAAGCTGATCCAGCTGTATTAGATGCAGAAGCTCAAGCCAGTATCAATGATGGCATTATCGCTATTGGTCACTTTAATCAGTACTTAAAAACAGTACGAGCCATCGGTAGTATGGCTGCTAAGTCTTTGTCTGAGTATGAAGACTTACGTGCTGAACTATTAGTTGAGGGTGAGTAATGGCTTTAGATACTGAAGGACAAGATGATGATTTGGATTATATGTCCATGTCTGATGATGATTTAGGGGAGTCTCCAGAAGATACCTTAGTCCAAGAAGCTGCTATTGATGAAGTAGCAGAACCAGCTACAGAAGATGAAATCGAACCTACTGAAGATGAAGTAGAAGAAGACTCTGAAGAAGTCGTAGAAGCAGAAGAATCCTCAGAGTCTATAGAGCTAGACTTTGCAGAAGAATTTAAAAAACTTACCGCACCTTTTAAAGCTAACGGTAAGGACATGCAGATCAACACGGTTGATGAAGCTAGAACCCTGATGATGATGGGTGCTAACTACAACAAGAAGATGGCTGGTTTGAAACCTTCTCTGCGTATCTTAAAGACGCTGGAGAACAACGGTCTTCTTGATGAAGACAAACTGAATTATTTGATTGACCTGGATAAGAAAGATCCTGGGGCAATCAGTAAATTAATGAAGGACAGTGGGATTAATCCACTGGATCTTGAAGAAGACGAAGCTACTGCTTATAAGCCCAAAGCTTACAATGCTTCTAATAGAGAAGTGGAACTTGATGCTGTGCTTGATGACATTCGTGACACACCAGCATTTAAAGACACTATTGATATTATTGGTAATAAGTGGGACGACAGTAGTAGAAGGGTTTTAGTAGAGAACCCGACCATCATTAAAGTGATCAATGAGCATGTCTCGGCAGGGATTTATGAGCAAATCACAACTAGGGTGGATAGAGAAAGAATGCTAGGAAAACTGAATGGAGTTTCTGACATTGAAGCCTATAAACAAATAGGTGATTCAATGCAGTCTGCGGGTGAGTTTAGTGCTAAAAAAGCAGATGCAATACTCCCAACTATTCAGGCTACGCCCGTACAACAGAAGTCTTCAAATATAGATAAGAAGAAGGCAGCAGGCTCCACTGTTAAGACAGGTAGAACACCTAAGTCTAATCAAGAGTTTAATCCTTTGGCTTTGTCTGATGAAGAGTTCGCTAAATTAGCTGAGAGTAATTTCTCTTAGTACATACAAATTTATTTAGGAATTATATAACATGGCTTTAACATACGGTTCTAATGATGGATCTACGTCAAGTGTTGGCGTACAAATCCGTACTGATTTTTATCAAAAGAAAGCATTAATCGAAGCTCGTAAATTACAGTTCTTCGGTCAGTTGGCAGACGTTGAGTCTATGCCTAAAAATATGGGTAAAACCATTAAGCGTTTCCATTACTTACCTATGCTTGATGATGCTAACATCAACGACCAAGGTATTGATGCTAACGGTGCTGTTATTGCCAGTGAAGTAACTATCGTTGTACGTGGACAAGATGGTTCAGGTGTAGCGGGTGCAGGTTTGCCTACTTATTTCGTTGGTAATGATTCTGCTACTGTTGCTGTTGTTGGTTCTGCTGCTATTGCATTGACTGCTGCTCAGGCTGCTGTTGTTGCGTGGGCAGTTGGATCTAAGTTAGCGGGTGGTTTAGGTTTAACTGTTGCTGGTGCTGATACTGCTGCAAAATATGCCACAGTTATTGCTACTACTGGTGTTGGTTCTGCTTATGTTTTAGGCTACCGTTTCGTAACAACTGCTGCTGTAGTGGGTACAGCTAACTTGTACGGTTCTTCTAAAGACGTTGGTTATATCTCAGGTAAGTTACCTTTGTTGTCTGAATCAGGTGGACGTGTAAACCGTGTTGGTTTTAAACGTATTGAGCTTGAAGCTACGCTACAAAAAATGGGCTTCTTTGACGAGTATACTCAAGACTCTTTAGACTTTGATACTGACGCAGAACTAGCGATGCACATCAATCGTGAGATGTTGAATGGCGCACAAGAGATCACTGAAGATGCTTTACAGATTGATCTGTTAAATGGTGCTGGTGTTGTTCGTTTTGGTGGTAGTGCTACCTCTACAGCTACTATTACTGGTGAAGGTGCAAGCATCTCTAAAATTTCTTATGCAGACTTAATGCGTATGGAAATTGACTTAGACAACAACCGTTGCCCTAAATCTACTACGATTATCTCTGGTACTCGTATGGTAGATACTGCCACTGTTGCTGCTACTCGTTATATGTACATTGGTTCTGAGTTGGTTCCATTGGTTAAAACTATGGTTGACTCATTCGCTCAACAAGCTTTTATTCCAGCACATAAGTATGCTGCTGCGGGTAACTTGGTTAATGGCGAAATCGGTAAGATCGGTGGTTTTACTATTATCGTGGTTCCTGAAATGATGCACTGGAGTGGCGCAGGTGCTACGGTAGTGACTAATGCTGGCTACCGCGAGTCTGCTGGTAAATATGATGTATATCCAATGTTGGTTGTTGGTAGTGGATCATTTACTACTGTTGGTTTCCAAACTGATGGTAAATCTGTGAAGTTTAAAATCTTCAACAAAAAACCTGGTGAAGAAACTGCTGATCGTAATGACCCTTATGGTGAAACTGGGTTCATGTCTATTAAGTGGTTCTACGCTTCTATGATCTTACGTCCTGAGCGTATTGCTTTGGCTAAGACTGTAGCACCTTGGTAAGTAAGTAAGACTCATAGCCCTCAACAATAGTTGGGGGCTATATTTACTGTTCCAAGCGCAGTAAAGCACTTACCTATTGAATACTATTCCCATAATTTGCCTGACGAAAATTAACCTAAGAGAAATATTATGTTTGAAGAAAACCAAGAAGCATTTGAAGATGCTCCGAAAGACGAGCTTACCCTATTAAAAGAACGCGCTACTATCATGGGTATTCAATACCATCCTAGCATCGGGTTGGATAAGCTGAGAGATAAGGTTACTGCTGTCCTTAAAGATCCTGATGGATCAGAAGAAGTAGTAGATCAAGCTGTAACATCAGCACAAGAATCCCAAGCTCAAGCTCACATGCGTTTTCGCAAAGAAGCTTCTGCTTTAGTCCGTGTCAGACTGACCTGTATGAACCCTTCCAAACAGAAATGGGAAGGTGAGATCTTTACAGTCAGTAATAGTGTTATTGGTACTATGAAGAAATTCATCCCCTTCCATGCGGAAGAGGGTTGGCATATTCCTCAAGCACTATTGAATATGATTCAAGAAAGACACTATCAAGCTCCCTATACAGAGAGAGGCTCTAAAGGCCAAGAGATACGTAAGTACAAAATGGCTAAAGAGTTCTCTATTGAAATCTTGCCTAATTTAACAGCTGGTGAGTTGAAAGATCTGGCTAATCAACAAGCTATTGCTAACCGCATTGGATAAATAAGTAGATGACAACCATAAGCATTACTGAAGTTACAGCAGGCTCACTAGAAGGCACAGGAGCCTTTGATCAGATCATGTCTGCTATGCAGCTTAGACTTGAAGAAGAGTTTAGCCAGGGTAGGATTACCGGGGATGACTATGCCAATGTCTACTTGGGAGCCATGACTGCTAGTATGCAACAGGCTGTCGCTTTTGTCTTGGGTAAGCAAACTGCTGATTCACAGGCAGAGCTTACTAAGGCACAAACCTTAGAGGTCAATGTACAGACTGCTTTAGTTAATCAACAGAAAACCAATTTGGTATCAGAAAATATTAATATTGGTAAACAAGGTTTACAAATAGATGCACAAAAAGATTTAGTAGGTCAGCAGAAAACCAATTTAATAGCAGAAGCCTTAAATATACCTAAGCAGGGTTCGCAAATAGATGCACAGTCAGCTCAAGCTACCGCACAAACAGCTAATATCGCTGCTGATACTTTGAATAAACCTAAGCAAGGTGTACTGCTCGATAAACAAGCCTTAGAGGTTGTAGCTCAAACTTCAAATATAGTAAAGCAAAGTGAAATTGCTACCGAAGAAACCAATATCAAAAAGCAACAAGTTTTGGTAACTATTGAAGAAGTTGGGATTGCTAAAGCCAAGTTAGCTAATATACCCAAAGAAGGAACTTTACTAACTGCACAAGCAAACCAAGCTGATAAGCAAACTGCTTTGATAGGGCAACAGAATACTAATTTGGTAGCTGAAGTCAGCAATATACCCAAGCAAGGTTTACTGATTGATGCACAAGCTGCAAATGCCAATAAACAAATTGAGATTGCTACCGCAGAAATTAGTGTCAAGGGTCAACAGAGAGCTAACTTACTATTGGAAAATGCTAATATCCCTTTACAAGGATCTTTACTCACTGCTCAAGCAGCGCAGACTAATGCACAAAAATTAGAGGTAGATGCTCAAACTCTTTTGGTAGGTCGGCAGAAGACTAATTTGGAAGCAGAACACGCTAACATTGCCAAGCAAGGGTCATTACTTGATAAGAAAGCACTCACTGAGGAAGCTCAGTACAGGGATACCGTAGGTACTGAAGCTGTTACTGGTGTTATTGGTAAGCAGAAGTTACTGTATGCAGCACAGACTGCTGGTTTCGCTAGGGATGCTGAACAGAAGTTTGCTAAGATTCTGGTAGATACCTGGAACGTAAGAAGAACGACTGATAGCAATATACCTACACCACCAGGAATAGCGGATACAGTAATTACTGCTGTAATGAATAGTGCAAAAACAAAAGCAGGTTTTCCTTAATGAGTTGGTTTGGTGAAGCGGATGATATAACTGTTTATTCTGCGGGAATATCAGTTACTCATCTTATTCCAGAGATGCCTAGAAGCCCACTTACTGCGGCAGTGCTGAGTGCTATACGGAGTAATGGCTCAATAGTTAATAACATAGTGGCTGCCAGAGAGCAGTCTATGTTCTCTAAAGTTGAAAATTATTTAGAAGCAGTAATAAGTATTCCTGCTCTTAATGTCACGACATCAACCTTTCCCAGTAAATTAGGTAAGGTACTTCCGATACTGACTATTCGGGAGAATAATGTCAATGTGTTAAATAGTTACCCAGTAGCTTTTGTGAAAGGCACTAAAAAAGCTTTGGCTACATTGGGTATGGATTTAACTGATATTACCGCAGCTAGTGATGCCGCACCAGTAGGTATCAATGATGTTTATTTTATGCTTGCCTGTAGAATAGGATCTCCAACAAAAGGAGCAAAGGCCTACTTTTATCATTTCTTAGATATGCTTTATGATCCTGGTTGGGATGGTGTCTGGTGGTCATTCTATAATGGTGTTGAGTGGAGAGGGGACTACTTAACACAGGGTTGGAAACAATATAAAATATCCCGAAGTAACGAGTTAGAGTTTACTGTTAGATATTTAACGATAAACAAACAAACCATAACGGGTGTTATTGGGACAGTAGGCACTTATAGGAAAGTGCTTGCAGGTAGCCCATTATTATCTATGGCTCAGTATGATCCAGCCATTACCAATTTTGATACCATTGCCTGCTCAAAGCAAATAAATGCTACCCAGTACGTTAGGTATACTATTTATGGCTTAGAAATAGATAACCATATTCAACACGCACAAGACTATACCAATGTTCAGCACACTGTCAGTATGAATACACCGACGGGTACTGGCAATGCTACTGGCCTTTTTCAAAATGTTAATGGTGCTGATGGTTCGTTTCTACTACCCATGTTTAAAGAGGTACTGGATAAAGTAAATGTATTTGACCTAGAGCAGATGATAACAGAAAGCATAATACTGTATGTACACACCGTGTCACAATCAACAGTACTATGGTATCAGTCAGCTGGTTTTTTCAACATCATAGGTGAAATTGTTAGTATTGCTACACAGATCTTCTCTGGTAGCTCTCTGAATTTATCGCCTGATTTAGTTAGCTTAATCAGGCAAGTAGCGGTATCGCTCTTAACAGGTATTGTTTCTGAATACTTATATGAGGCACTTGCACCTGTTATCGGTGAAGCTACCGCAGCAGCAATCGTAGGTGTTACCGCATTAGTAGTATTGCATTATGCACCTGAAGGTAACAAAAGTTTAGGTGAACTTCCTTGGGCAGAAGATCTATTAAAAGCAACTCTAGCTATTGTAGGTTCTTTAGATAAAACTAATGCGAGTGAGGCTCTGCAACTAACGAAAGATATAGATGCGTTTAATAAAAGTGCTTCAGCCTTTGGTGAAGAACTAGACCGCGCAACTAAGTTACTAGGTACTACTGATAGTAATCTTAGAGGTAGTAATTTAAATGATATAATTGGTTCATACGAAACACCTGACGAGTTTTATACAAGAACCATTCATCAAGGTAACATCGGCATTACTGGTATAGATGCCATAGCTAATTATACGGCTAACAAGTTACGCTTACCCAAACAACTTCCTGCATAATTACTTAACTTAGGATATAAAATATAATGACTGACTATACCTCTCTACTCAACATTGGTAAGCCTAACAAGTATAATGGTTTACCGTATTCACCTGCTAATGCCGGTAGCAACAGTAATCCATTAAATAGCTTAGTTAATGGTGCAGCACCGCCTACTTTACCTTTTTCACCCACAAACAATAACGGTAGTAATTTTATTCCTGAAATTAAAATACCACCAGAGGAAGATAAAGGCTTCGACTCAATGAAGTTCTTTGGTAATGCTGCTAATGGTTTAACTGGTTTAGGTGCAATGTTGCAAGCCTACAATGGTTACAAGCAAGTACAGCTTGGTAGAGATGCGTTTGATTTTAGTAAGAGTACTTATAACCAAGACAGTGCAAACCAAGCAAGAATGGTGAACTCTGAGCTAGAAGATAGACAGCGATCAAGAATTGGTAGTACAGGTAATAACAACGCAAACGGTACGTATGAGTCTCTTGGATCATACATGGATAAAAACAGAGTATCTGCAAAATCACTATAAGGAATTACCATGTCTGAACCTATTACTTGGCGAAGTATTTCAGCTCCTAACTTTGGTGCTTCTGCTGCATTACTTAATTCAGGTAGTGATACCATGAACCAAGGGATTACTTCTCTTGCTACTCTAGCCAATGGTATTGCTGATAAGCAAAAGGGTATTGAGGTATCTAATGCTGTCGCTGCTTTAGGTAAAGCTGCTACCGATAGTGAACGTGGAGCCATATTTGATGCTAACGCTGCGAGTCTTGGTGCAAGGGGTATTGACCTTAAAGATTTAATTACTGCTGACCAGGCGAAGCATTTGTCGCTTAATGCTGATGCTACACTTGCGGCTCACCAAGCAATGAATGACTCTAATATAAGAACCAATGATTCTAGTATACAAAACGATGTCATAAAGCGGATAGGTTATGGTTTCGATAACCAAACAGCCGAAGGTAAACTTAAGAATCTAGTGTTGGAACAGCAGGACGCACATAACCAGTCAGCTGCTAGTATTCGTTCTAGTGATGCTAGTGCTAATAGCTCTAATGCTTCAGCAGCAAACTCTAATGATGCAATAAGTGAAAGAAAGCTGAATAGAGAGGAAAGGCAATCTACAAAAGACACAGCTAACGCTGTCTATGGCGCATTCACAGATCCAAATAACATTACCAAAGATGCTAATGGTAAACCCATCCTTGATGTGAATGGTAATCCTACAGTAGATGTTGGTATGGCTGTTACTGGTTTGCGTAAGTTGGGTAAGTCTATAGATGAAATAAATGCTGGTATTGCTAACTACGATACTACACTACGTAGACCAGAAATTGTTGCAGCCAATGCATTAGTAGCTAAAAAGGCAGAGGATCGTAACCTTGCTAAGTTTACTCAAGACCTAAAAAATGAGGGTGAACTTAGGACTGCTTCTAAAGTTGCTGATCAAGCAGCAGCAGCTGCCGGCAGTCATGGGTATACCTCGGCTGGTTATGATGCTGGTGTTGCTGCTGCCATAGATACTGCTTATGCTACACAGGTTACTATGCCAGATGGTAAGATTATACGCTTAGACCCAATAGAAATTAGTGCATTGCGGGCTTCTAATTCTCAAACCGCTGTCTATGGTGCCAACAGCTCCGGTGAGTTACAAACAGATTCATTCTTAAAGGCTGTTAAGTCTGCTATGTCAGTAAAAGTAGATGCAGAGACTAATCTTAGAGCGGCGGCAAAGAGAAAATAGTCTAGCTACAGCATTTCCTTTTTATTTATTAACCTTGTATTCTAGGTGACTTTCTATTTAAGGGAGTCATCCATGAATGAGCCATTACCGCCAATCGAGCAAGCTAAAGTAATCTTCTTCTTTTTCTTGCTTACCGTACTATCACTTATAGTGGGTGTAGGTATCCCCTTTGTTCTAGTTACTGTGTGGGGCTTGTACAGGATGCGGAGTACCCAAGATTTTAGTTACATGGAGACTGTACGCATTATTCATAAGGGGTTATCTGTAATACCTGCGTTAGTGTTACTGTTTATTGCTATAGTTGAAAAACAGCAAGTAGGTATAGTGCTTTCCCTGATGATTTATCCAGTGTATTACTTGCTACTCAATACGCTATTTTATGTTCCTTTGAGTAAGCATAAGGAATGGGTAGTGGCTAATGGTATATTCTCTACTACTCCAGTAGAAACTAAATATGCCAGGACTGCTCCTTGGATTTCTTTCGGTAAGTCTGCTTCAATAGCTGATGAGTTACTGAAGTTAAATAACCTAAAAGATGCTAATTTAATTACGCTAGATGAGTTCAATACACTCCGTAATAACTTACTGCGATAATTTAATTAGACTTAAGTAATACCTAACCCCTAGCTCGAAGAGCGTAAGGGGTTAGGTATTACTTAAGTCAACTGATGATAGCCGTTACTAAGTAATATATTTTCATTTATATTAGTAATAAAATGCAATTTATTTAGTATTAAAATACTAAAAATGTATAATACCCACCCTAACTTCATGGACATATAATGGCTACAGAATCACTACAACCTTCTCAAGGTCTGTTAAATACATCGGAAGCTGGTTTATTAGGTACATCGGAAGCTGGAATATTTCCAACAGTATCAAACCCTTCATTGCTAGAAAGTAAGCAACAACAGGTTGCTGCTATTTCTGATGCTAAGAAGCAAGCTTTAGATCCATCTGTAGTTTCTGCCAAGGATTTATTTGCAATAGATGCGGATACTATAGTTAACGATACAACGAATGAAAAGTATCGTTTAACCTATCCAAGTCCGGGAACCAGTTATAATCCTTTTGAAGTATTTCATCCTGGAAAGCCTCTGGATCAAGCTAGGATTAATAAGAATATTGATGCTCTTGTAAAAGATAACCCAAGTTTAAACGCAAGTTATTTTTCTAATGAGTCAGTGTTTGCTAGGGGTAGAGCGGCGGAAGCAAAACTTAAACAGACGATTACAGATGCGGGTAATGTCAGTTTTGCTCCTACAGGTGAAAAAGACAAATGGGGTAGAACCCTAGCAGATATTTTTGCGGCTGGTTCTGATCAATCATTGCTGCCTGCAATGAACAATCCCGAATTTAATGCCGACTACCACAGCAAATACAATATAGTTAAGGAAGGCCAAGACCTGATACAGAAAGCAGCTGAAAGAGAGAAGGCTACTGAGTTCTCTGTCAGCGATGCTAACCTAGAAACCTTTCTAGGTGGTGCAACCAATCTAGCTACTACAGCAGGCGTTGCTTTCGGTGACTCGGTTGGTAGAGTTTTAAAAGCGCCTGCACAGATTGCACAGAGTTTAAGAGAAACCGGCATTACCCAAAAGCAAAGAGATTTATATGCTTCTTTGAATACAAAGATAGCAGATGCAGATAAAGCAGGTGTGGACTATACACCTACGGTAGAAGAGCAAACCATACTAGAATCACCACTACAAGCGTTTAAACGTGAGACTCTTAAACCAGTCATGGATGGTGAAAGAAATATCGCTGCTAGTGATTTTCTTAATCTGGCTAGTGTTGCACAACCCTCTATGAGTATCTTTCAGAAGTTAAGTGCGTCAGACCGTGTACAGCAGACTTATACTGATCCTCTTAATGTAGTGCATGACACTGCTTCTAAACTGATTAATACTTCTGGTACAGATGAGCTACGTAGACAAACTGAAGGTCTTGCAAATGATGCTGTACTGCCTTCTATTGCTGAAGGTTATGCAAAGTTTAAGGGTGGTAAAGAGGTTGATGGTGCATTACAGATTGCTGATGCTGTAGCTAATTATGTTGTTGGTACTGGTAGAGTAGCAGCCAATAACAAACAAGCTGCAATAGAAGAAATAGGCAGAATACTTCCTGATATGCTTATGGCTGGTGTGAGTATGCCTGCGCTGTTCGCAGGTTTAGGCACTGAGACTGAAGCAGAAGCGGTAAAAGGTTATGTTAAAGAACATGGTGTACAGCCAGAAGGTGCTGCGCTTGTTAGGTTACGCTTAGATGCTTGGAGTTCTGCTGCTTTGGATTCTGTAGCGGATAAATATCTTAGTTCTAGCACTGGTGCTACTAAGGCTATTGCTGGTGATGGGGCTGCTGAGGCTCTGACTGCTGGTATGGGCGGTATTAAGGGTGTTGCGGCTGAAGCTTTGGCTTCTAGTATCGGTGGTAGAAGTGCTGCGTTAGCAGGTAAAACCCCTGGTTTTATTAAAG